TTTGTAAAGATTTTGCCTTGAATAGGTGGGCCTCATCGCCATAGACCACATCAAATTCTTCAAACCACGACTTCGGGTATTTGTAGATTGATTGCCATGTCGAGATAATTACATCAGCTTGGTTTGTCTTTTCTTTACCACCATATATCCTATGACAATACTTTTCTACACTGAAACCATTGTGTGTCGAGTAGTCGGCGAAATCACCGTACATCTGTTCTACTAAAGAGGTAGTAGGAACCACTATAAGTTGTTTCCTCCCTAAGGCGTGATGGTATCGCGCCAGAGAGTATATTATGAGGGACTTTCCGCTAGCGGTGGGTGATAGAAGGAGACTCCTGCCACGGTTGATTGCATCGTATATTGCGTTCTCTTGGTAGTCTCTTGCCTGTATTGGTTTTCCGTTGCCGTGTAGTTTTAATCTCTGGGTAAATTCTTTCACCTCTTCCATCGGCATGGATTCACCAATGTCATCCATCTCCAACACGACTTTGTATTCTAGTTGTTCTGCAAACTCCAACAGATAAGGTAACAGACCGACATAAAGTTCCATTGTCTGCATGTTGTACAAACGGATCTTCCCATCCCAGTGACGGTTTCTAAATGATGGCATGAACGAGGCTCCCGGCACCTCAAAGGTAAAGAAGTCAGAAATCTCCCTCGTTATGCCATCATCTGACGCAGCCACATTCATATGAACATGGTCTTTTTGTTTAATAAAAATCATATTATATTAGGCCGGCCTGTGTCTTGTTCCATTCAACGGCATTTTTGATGTCCCATGTACGCGAGTTTAAACTACGCAACACTCTATCAAGAAAGTCCACAGTTGTTTCTAGGTAATACACTTTATCTTGTTGTTTGATTACGTCACCATCTCCATCTAGTACTGACCTCATATCTGATTTGAGAACAGAGTTTTTTCTCCACGGTTCCCAACCAAGTGAGTCGAGTTCCTCTCTAGATAATTCCCCACGGAAGTATTCTGACTTGACTCTCTCGAGCCGGTGTAAGTCGGCGGCCGCCTTTCTTACTTGTAGTTTGAAATTTGATAAGTGGGTAACATACTTAGAGTGTAGAAGCGGCGTCCTAGTAGACGAGCTTCCCAAGTCTAGTTCATCGATTTTTGCGTCTGCCGCCCACATGTCTTGTAGTTCACTTAATGTTGCCATAATATACTCTAGGTTTACGTTACTGGTTTGATATTAAATATCCTGTACTTAAACGATGCAATCCCGACAAAATACGGTGAGTCTCCACCTGATATATCAAAGTCTAGTCCACTGAGGGCAATTGGGAAAGCATCCTTAAACAGTATCTCCATGTTTGGATTGTTGTTAGAGTCCAACACGAACAGACTTGCGTCACTAACCTGTCCAATGGATTCTTGTTTCTTAGTATTCTGTCCTCCAGTTCGCCATCCCTGACCCTTAATAAACGAACCAAACTGTGCGTGTTTCTCTGGGAATCCCAACCCAACTAACCAGTTGTATAACTCAGTGTAGTTGGTCATGTCTTCTTGTATCAAGAATCTTATGTTTAGGTCACCAAAAGTAAGTTTGTCGCCCGGATATGGTATGTCAGATAGGGGGGTGCTCTGTGTAGGAAATCCCAAAGTCATGTCTGGAATGTTTGCACCCTGACAAAAGAATGCTACGTTGGGTATGTTATGAACTTGGAACTTAAACCCATTGGGTCTGAGGTAGTCAAGTTCTACTCCCGTTGCAGCTGCAAAGTTGCCTTCTGCGATATTTGGATTTGGTGTGAATGCCATTTCTGACTCCCTAAGTTTGTCTTGTCTTATACCTATTTATAACAAATCTTAAGCCAAAAAAAAGGGAGACCCTAAAGTCTCCCTCTGAAAGTGGTTGGGTTAACCCCAACTTCTTTTTGGTTTACATCAAGTTTGCAATCTTAACCGAACGATAGTACTGGTTACGGTTAGCAGTGAAAGTGTCACCATCAGTAGTTCCGTTTGACTGTGTTACGAATGGGTTAGCAATCATACCGTAGCGAGTCTTAAAACCAATTTTTGGTTGGAAGGTAGCAGGGTCGATAGCGCGAACCATTTGCAGAGGCACATAAGGACAGTAAAATAAACCAGCGTCATAAGGTGAAGTACCTTTATAACCAACACAGTAGAACTGACTAGCAGAACCAGTGTTAGCGGAATAAGGGTCAACATATACTTTATAACGACCATTGAGGATACCAGCAAAAGTATTACCTGTATCGTCTACGTTCAAGTTTGTGTCAAGAGCAGGAGCATAGTCTAACGCACCAGCCATTGAAAGTGCAGAAGCAACATCTGAAGAACAGATGATGAAGTTACCCTTCCCTCTACGAGTGTCTTGAGCAATTACATTGGCATCACGTTCAATGTTGAACAAGAGACCTTTGAATCGTTCTACAGACCATCGACCGTTTGAGTCAACGTCAAGGTCAAAAGTACCAGCGGTTGCAGTAGATGCAGCACCAGTTTTTGCGACCTTGTAGATAGTACGGATTACTTCACGGTTAATTTCCGCGAGGATTTCTTGAGAAAGAATGTTTGACAATTCTGACTCAGCATCAAGACCGTGAACTGCCTTGAGGTCTTGTGCAAGTTCAACAGTATATTCTGCTTTCAGGGCACGAGACTTAGCGGTTACAGTAGTCTTCTCGATTGAGAATGCCATCTGGTTAAGAGTAGTGTCATCGCCAAATGTTTCAGCGTTGTCACGAGTTGCACCAGTACCAGTAGTATAAGTACCGTCAACTGGGTTAGACCCAGCGTGAGTTCCTGCACCAGAGAAATCTGTGTCTGCTTCGTTGAATAAAGCCTCTGTACCAGTTTGACTAGTATAGTGTGACTTCATTGCAAAGATTAGACCAGTTGGCCCTGTCATTGGTTGAACACCACAGACATCATACGCCATCAAGTTAGGAAGGGCACGCCTTACCAATGAGATGAGGATGGGGTCATAAGTGTCAACAGCACCTGACATGTTGTTTGCATTTACTGCTTCGTTGATAATTCCTTTTTCTTCACGCAGTGCCTTCTCTTGGTTCTCAAGAATAATAGCTGTTACCGCTTTACGGTAACTATCCTTGATAACACCCAGATCCGGATGTTCCAATACTGGACTCCACTTTTTTTGAATTTCTTCTGAAAGATACATTGTAGTCTCCTATTTACTTTCTTTGGTTATTAACTTGTTAAGGTTATTTATATAATACTTATTTTCTAAGTTGTTTGGTAATCGCCTGAGCGTATTTACTAATCGAACCACCGTCATCTTGGTACTCTTCATCAATAGTATCGGTCATAACATTGTCCGATTCAGTCAACGATTGAACTTGTCCCTGTTTAGGGAAGTAGTTGTCCTTAACAACGGTTACTTTTTCAGCAAACATCTCAGCACTACCAAAGTCAACATCCTCTACCAGAGAAGTAAGTTTCTCTCTTTCGGAAAGTGTTAAATCTTCAGTTGATTCACCGATAATCTTAGAGCGAAGCAGTTGTTCTCTCTGACCAGTGATACTGATTTGCGCTTCTACAGACTCATTGAGTTTCTTTTTCAGAACTTCAATTTCGTCTTGCATTTCACCAAGTACATCGTACTTATCTTGAGGTACTTCGATGTAGTGTTCGGCAAATACGGTTTTCAAAGACGATATAAAGTCTTCGGTGATTTCAGTGCGGAGCCCACGTTCTATTGCGAGTTCGTTTTCCTTCATCCAGTTTTCGGCAACATAGTTTAGATACTGGTCAATTTTCTGAACCATATCTTCTTTGAAAGTTTCTTTTTCTATTAGAGCCTGTTCTTCCAGTTCTTTCTGGATGCCCTCTATCTCATTTGAAAGTCTAGCGGTGACTACTGTTTCAAACAAATCAGCAGCTTTTATTTTAAACTCTTCGGAGAGATGTTCTTCGTCTGCGAAAAGGTTTTGGATGTCGTTTTCAAACAGGGTTGATTCTTCTTCGGTCACTTCAGTGTCCTCCAAGTCAGTTGATTCAGACTCAGCGACAACTGTTTCGTTCTCGATTTCATCTTCAGTGATTACGTCTTCGTCATCGACATCAGAATCTTCCCGAACACCAGCAGAAGTCTTCTGTGCAACAACAGTCTTAGGATCTACACCGTCCTTATAGTTGGTTGCTTTACCAGCACCTGAATTAGCAGGTTTTGGTGCGCCTCCAATCTTAGATGCAGCAGCTTTTCCAACTTCAGAAGTCAATCCACCTTCGGGATTACTAGTTCCACTTAGGTCTTGGATTGCAGGGTTGGCATTTGAATCACCTTGAGTTGGATTCTTCGCATCTCCACCAGTACTATTTGGTGTAAGGTTTGCTGCAGCTCCAGCCTCGTCCAGTTCTTGAAATTCTTCGTTAAGAGCGGACTCTACTTCCTTACCCTTAGCGAGCATTTCTCTTATTTTGCTTTCTACGCCCATGTTAATTTCTCCTTTGAGATTTGCGTTATACTGTATTTATTTATAATAGTTTAGATTTTTGATAACTTGTCTAAGAATGAACTGAACACATCCATCTTAGCTTCCTCTAGTTCACGGTAATTAGTTTTCTTAATTTTCTGAACTGCGAGGTCGATATCCTGTTCTGTCCAAGCACCCTCTACTAAAACCCACTCTTTGTTCTCCATGATACCCCTGACAAATGCATCGGGGGCAGATGGGTCAGCAACAATATCTGCTGCGGTGGATAATATGAAGTCATCTTGAACCTCATTGATGCCATTCCTTTCCTTTAGAGTTCCTAAACCTCTAGAACTCACACCAAGGGAGGCACCTTCATCAATAAGGTTTTTGACGATGTTTCCCATAGGCGTATCAAGAATCTTTGCTTTCCCAATATAATTCGTACCATCTTCTCTCAATGAAGTAATCATATGTGACACACGGTCTAAATTAATGGTTGGGCCGTCTGGGTGTCCTAGTTCTCCCATCGCCCTTTTCTTATCGATACTTTCTGTAACATAACGGGTGACTTCCCTTTGCATTATCTCGCGTGGGTAGACTCTACCGTTTCTGTTTTTAAGGTCAGATTGCAGAAAGACTCCCTCTATGAACAATGAGGTCTTGCCATCTTTCTCTTCTTTAAGATATTTTAAATCTTCAACTACTTCGCGTATTAATTTCATTATCCTAAGTCTCCCTGATTCTGATGTTGTTGTGAACCGTAACCAGAAAGTTTTGCACACTCTACAATGACCGTACCAGAACCAGCGTTGGTTATAGCAACCACAATGTCGTTTGTGTTCAAATGGTTATCTGAGAATCCATGAAATTCTAGTGTTCCAGTTTCCGCTAAATCATATAAAACCACACTGTTTCTAGTAATGGTAGCAACTCCAGCAGCACCTAACGACCAGTGTATAGCTTTAATATCAACTTTCGGAGATGATTGTGTCTCCGTAGATTTCTTTAGTGTAGATGCTAAAGCGATAGTGGATGATGCATTAGTGCCGCGAACTGCGACTACGCCATGTGTTTGTGTAAGTTTTAAAACATTTTGGATAACGGCCATTTACTTTCTCCTAATTCTTTTTCTTGGAGTAATGATTAGCGTGAGGCCCTTCCGCGATTACTTCTAACGCATAGGTTTCACACATCTCTACTCCGTGTTCAAACATTATCCTATACCAAGCAACATCGCCATCTTTGTTTGGTACAGCATGTTCGCCCACTAAAGGTTTACCAGTGCCGTACTTAGGATGAACTACTTTGGATGCACACATGTGGTGGTCTGCAAACTGGCGGGCAGAGTCATCTGAACTTCCTTGTTTCGGGGGAGTGACATCGCCCTTGGAACCATCTTTTGCTGGGTGGTTAGCGGTAGGTTCTGCCAACTTCGGTTTTTCTACCGATGCACCCTCGCGTAGTTCCTTAAACGTCTTCATTTCCCTCTCCTGTTTCGGTTTCGGTCTGTTGTTCTTGGTCATTGAAAATCGCAGTAGAGATTTCCTCTTTCCTAGCAGATACTAATTCATCTGCTCTCTGTCCCATAGCAACTGCAAATTCATCATTGGCACCAGTGTAATCACCATCGCCCCATTTGTCCATCATTTTCCTGATAGAATCTTGTGGGTCTATTGTATCGGCAATTTCTACTTCCACGTTATCCACTTCACTCATCTGACTCTCCATTAGTTATTTCATTCTCAGTCGCACTAGATGCAATCTGTTTATCAATGATATTTATCTCTTCGTCAGAGAACTTTAAAATGTTTCTCTGGACGTAATCCTTACTAAACAGTTGACCTACGAATGGTGCAACATTGTTTAATATCTCTAACCGACTCCTAAGAATCTCTTGTTCTTTAGATTCTGTATAGTAAGCATCCTGTGCAAACATATACTGTATGTCGTGTTTAATATCTGGCCACTCATCTTCGGTGATGATACCCTTCAATATAAGTTGAGTCTTTAGTATGTCATCAAATATGCCACTAAATCTAGTTCTCAACTTTGAAACGAACTTGGTAAATTTAAGTT